TCATTTTAAATTCTCTACTTTTCTTAAGTGGGACGTATTTGGGACGCAAGAGCCAAAAATACTGTCTATTTGCTTTGCATGTTCAGTTAAATGATTAGGCGCTAGGTGAGCATACCTTCTAACCATATCAACTGATTCCCATCCGCCCATTTCTTGTAATACTGAAAGCGGAACTCCGGACTGAATTAACCAGCTCGCCCATGTGTGGCGCAGATCATGAAAGCGGAAGTTTTCTATTCCTGCTCTTTTTAACGCTGCTCTCCATGCTGTGTTAGAATCAACTCGCATTTTTCTAACGCTTGGCGTTAATGTTCCGTCTGGTCTCTTCTTTGGTTCAGTATGAACAAATACCCATTTGTGATGGTTTCCTATTTGCTCCTTAAGAACCTGACAAGCAGTGTTATTTAAAGCAACACCAATTGCTTGGCCTGATTTGCTATCCTCTGGGTTTATCCATGCAACTTTCCTTTGCATATCAATTTGACTCCACTCTAAATTGATAATATTGGATCGCCTTAATCCAGTGGCCAATGCAAATGTAACTACGGATTTCAGTGGTTCAGGGCATTCTTGAATCAGTCTTTTAGCTTCATGATGCTCTAACCACCGAACCCGCTTTTCTCTGATTGTTGGGACTTTGATAACGGGAGATTTTTCTAACCATTTCCAGTCACGTTCAGCAGCTCTTAACAGAGATTTCATGATGGCGAGATGCTTTGCTTTGGTTGCGTTACTGACAGGGACATCAGTAAATGCGGGGATTTCCTTTCCCTTTCTTTTAGCTGATTCCGCTTGTTTTTCCCATCTCTCTCTTGCTTTTCTGTTTACCATCTTATTGATAACGGAATATATTTTTGCTTCTGTAATATCCTTAAGTCGGTAACCTTCAAAGTGATCTAACCAAAAAGAAAGCCGACCTTTATCGTCATCCAGTGATTTTTTGTCTGCTTTCTCTTCAATCCATCGGACTATAGCCTCTTCGAAAGTAACATCAGGAAAGTCACCAAGACGCTCTATGCGCCATAACTCGACCTTTCTTGTGTCGTGCAACTCCTGCGCGAGCTTCTTGTCCTCTGTGCCAAGAGATTCCTTGATTCTTTTACCGCTTGGCGTCGTGTAGTTTCCGTACCATATTTTACCTCTTCTGAATAAAGACATGATTTTCCCTCTCGTGTCTCACCAGCGTTCACTGGTATATTGTGAATTGATTTATTAGCTGCCGCAATACACGCAGCTCTCGTAAATAGGTATGGCGAGTTTTTCTTTGATGGGTCCTTTCTTGTGTATGCAATCAATCCTAGCTTGCACCAACGAGAGAGTGTGTCTTCTGATATACCAATATATGCGGCAGCTTCTTTTCTTGGCATGGTCATCCCTTCCATTTTACCCTCCTATCCATTCTTCCTTTTATACTGTTCATGATCATCACCACAATCTTTACTGCAGTATGCGCTATTAGGTGCGACCGGTTCTTCGTGACACCAAATACACATCCCGCTATATGATTTAATTGCTACCTTGCGATTTGATAATGACACTTGAATATATAGTTCGTTTGTTTCATTTGCTGAGTCGATAATGTCCATAATTCACCTATATTAACTGAATGCTTTCTTCTGCTTGGTCGCCATATACATCCCAATCACCGTATTTCTCACGAGCGAATAATTCGAGTCGAGGAACATCTCCGTATAATTCCTCCAAACGATGATGTACCTCTTTTGGCTTTTCGCTGTGCTCACCTAGACATGAATAAATAACTTGTCGAACACTTGCAGATTGACGAGGTAATCCATTTCCTCTTGTGGCGATTAAACACATTTCGACATTTTGACGGGTATAATTACCGCAATTAATTTTCGTCTCGTTATTTAATATTTCCATGAAGTCAAAGAAATCCTCTGGCGGTTTTTTATTTATTCTATCTCCTGCATTTTTATTTAATTTCACCCATGCGAACCCGAACATGTTTTTAACTTTAAAATCCCATGCTTCGGCTAGTTTAATAGCTTCGAGTGCAAAGTTGCCTGTGTACCACATAAACAGTACGGCATTTTTAGAGGAGTGTTTTTCTATTGGTAATCGGGAGAGGGAATATAAATCTGTGGTGTTGTAATGATTATCTGCGGCGCCGTTTGATACTTTATTATTATATTGCCAAGGCGGGTCAGCCAAAATAAGGTCATACTTCTTCATTCTCCGCATCCTTCATCATCAAGAAAACTTCCATAGCGGCGCGTAGTGGGTTTTTATTTTCTGATGAATACCATGGTTGATTGGTCGCACCCCATACACCAACCTCATTCCAGTCTGAAATAAGACTGATGCCGTTTTCAAAAACAATCGGCATTGCGTCAGTAGGGTTGTTGCATGGGTCGAACATATTGCCGTCAACATAAATAGTTTTATTATCGTATTGCTCAATGAAATCTGAGTCCTTATGAAACGTAATTGCAACTTTTTTATTAATCTCAAAGTCAGATAGCTCGGTGTATTTATTCATTATATAATCCCGTTTGCTTTGCTGATAATTCAACATCATTATGAAATACAGTTAATCGATTAATTAAATCATCAGTTGGTTTGACGGTATTTAATAATTCTTTCCATAATTCAGTGCATCTAATTTGAAGTTTACTCCCTATATCTTCATTTCTAAGTCTTATCATCCCAACATCTTGGGCATCCCAATTAATACGATTAAGTAATTGCTTTCGTTTATTCACCTCTCATTACCTCACCACAAATAACTTCAAAATTCCTCACTGACATTAAATATTCAGCACGCTTATTGCATTCCGATTGCGTATAAATATCTTCCGTTACAGGCACAGCAGAGCCCTGTATTAGCATGAGTAATACATATCCGATTATTTGCATGGTTATTTATTTAGAATATTTAATTAGAATTTCTTTAATCCAATTTTCAGCTTCATCATTGCATGACAAAACACTATCCATCATTAATTCAATATCTATTGATTCGTTTGCAACGAGAGACAATGTATTCATAAACATTGCGAACTGGCATTCGTCACATTCAATAAAGTTTGCTTTATATGAGCTAATTAAATGATTGCGAGCATATAGAACACCTAATTTCATTTGTTCTCTATTGTATTTATCCATCACTCCACCTTTTAATGTGATTCATTACAAATTTAGTAACTTTCCGTATTTGTCGCTTTGTTGGTTTTACTGCAAACTTCTTTTCAGCTAAAAGCTCACAACCATCAATAGAGACTTTAACGATGCAAAGTGAGAAGTGACTTTCTTTAATGGTTGCTCTTTCTGCTGACATATAATAAATCGGCTTTTCAATCATATTCATTCCTCTTATTGCATCCCTGCGAGTTAAATTAGAATTGCTTTCCGCCTTCCTTTGCGCGGTTTTCACGTTGATGGTCTTCTCGATGCTTGTTGTATTCGAGCTTTTCAGTAATAGCGCTTTCAATGTCATAACCAAAGGCTCCGGCATAATCCAAAATACGAATAACAGCATCAGCAAGTTCAACCTCTGCCATTTTTCGATGCGGTAAGTGATCATCCATTAAATTTTTGCGCTCTCCCTCCATTGCCTCGCTGATTTCTGAATGAATCAGGCAGAGCAAGGTTCCTTTCTCGCGTGGATTATCCCACCATCCAGCATCTTTATTTTGTTGATGAATTTGTTGCTGTAATTGTTTAATAGTCATATCTATCTCCTGTTTGCATCCTTGCACTGAGTAATGGTTATATTCTTTGGTTAAATCACATAAATAGCGTGGCGTGGGTATGGGAGTCCGATAGGGGCAAAGGGGATGTCATCTGAGAAGTCCATCGGTGGATCATTGCTTTGTTGGGCTGGTTGTTGTGGTTGCCCCCATCCACCTTGCTGCTGTGTTTGTTGTGACTGTGGTTTCTTGTCTAGAAACTTCACGATGCCATCCATTCCTACTGTGACTTCAGTTGAATATCTATCTTGCCCTGATTGGTCTTGCCATTTTCTAGTTCTGAATTTCCCTTTTACAAAAACTAACGAGCCTTTTTTAAGGTACTCACCAACGTTTTCAGCTAGTTTCCCGAACACAACAACACGTATCCATTCAGTTTTTTCTTTTTGCTCGCCTGTTTTTTTGTCTTTCCAACGCTCAGAGCATCCGATAGACATGGTTGCGATAGCGTCACCACTAGGTTGGTATCTAATTTCAGGGTCATTACCAAGATGACCAATAATATTTACTTCGTTTAGCATGGCTTACCCCACTGATTGCCAAATTGAATGCCTAACTTGTTTAATCCTTGATCCATTACTTCGATGAACTCAGGCACTAACTCGTCAAATTCTTTCATCATTTTTTCGTCACGCTCAACAGGGAAATATGCGATTTCTTTCCCTGCTGGCATTCGCGGGTCAAAATTTGCAAAGTGCCAGATATCCTTACCTGTGACCCACATGGAATATTGAACTTGAGCCACATATTCCTTTTTCATCGCATCGATTCCATTCAATGCTAAGTCTATAAATACGTCCGTGTTATTAGGGCATTTAAGCTCTAATCCTGAGCCATCACTGCAAATGCCGTCTGGTGAGCAAGCCATCCGTAGTTGCTCATCTTTAAATATTATTGGCACTTCCTTTGCCGTTAATCCGGTGTAAAACTCGAATGTCATCCTTGCTTCTAATTCGTAGTTTTTACCCCATTCCAGCGTCCTTGCTGATACTTCCTTGTAAACTCCCGTACAGACTTCACCAATAAGGGTGTTTAAATATGTTTTCTTTGTGTCTGTCCATTTTTTCCCTGACTTTGGCTTAGAAATAACCTTCCATGCCTCAGAGGCAGTGACTACGCCGAGCCTGATAGACATCCATTCTTCGCTTCCTTGCTCTACTTTGGTTAAATCGATGCCTGTTTTGCTTAGAATGATGTCATTACTAATCATTTTCCTTCTGCCTTTTTCCTTAGCATGTCGATAATGGTATTGGCTTCAAATGCGGTTAATTGCTCTGGATGGGATATTTGATGGTTGAATTTTTTACTAATGAATGTGAAGAATTTGTCACTCCACTCGCCATTAACTTTAAGCATCAAGTCCGTGATAGCTTTTAGTTGATCCTCGCTTGCTGGAGTTATGTCCTTTGTTTGACTTGCTGAAACATCAAAATCATTTCCTTCTCCAGCTTCTGTATTCACATAATCAATGGCTTGATCTAACCTTTCACGACGAGGCCAGTATTTGCTCGCTCTTTTTACAATTGTTTTACGAGCCATCTCATCCCACCATGTTTTCCATGGGCCATTTCTTGACTTGCTCGTGGCCTCAACAGCCTTTATCTCATCCAGCCTCATCTCTTCCGTGAGATAGTCACCACTTGCTGTTTTCACTGTGCAATAACCACCAATAACACTACCTCTGTCACTAAATGCGTTATATTTGTGGGTTGGCGGGGTGTCTAGGCCATTGGATTCATAAACATCATTTTCATGGACTAACTTGCATTGACCCCATTCGATAGCTTGAGTCACTTGAGCTAGGTGCATGAGGCCCATATAGCTGATATCAAGGCAAACAAAACCCTTTCTTGGTACTAAATACGCCAGCTTACTTGCTGGATTTAATGTAATCCCAATAGCCGCCACGTTAATAATGGCATTTTGAGCACTAGCTTGGTTTTCCATAGCCACCCTTGCTAGCTCGTCATTTCGTTGGAATGCCTGAATTGCAAACTGGCTTTCCTTAGCCCATGTAATTGTTTGATCTGTTAGTGCGTTACAAAACAATGGTTCTTGTTGTTGCACAAACTCAATAATTGACGTGCTCACAATATCTCCTTATCTATCCCTATCTGTATCGCTGTTCTAATTCCATCTAAAACTGCATCAAGTGCTTGGGGGCTAACATCAAATACCGGATTTAACTTCCTTGCTAAATCCATACATAACAATTCTTCTGGCAGGCTATCCATAACCTCATCAACTGATATTTTCTCTTCCTGAGAATTAACAAACGCTTCTCGTTCCATTTGGCGTTCGTACCAGTCGTTTCTGAGTCCGTATGTGTTGGTAATCACGCAACCCTCCTGAAATACAACTCATTGAGTATCTTTGCGACTACTTCCCCTCGTCCTGAGAGATGAATAGCTGCTGCGAGTGACTTTTCGTCATACTGATTAATGATGTAATCAACGACTTCTGATGGCTCAGGTTGGTAATATTGAGTAAGTTCCCTGAATGATTCCGTTTCAATGCGGACATCGTTAAGATTCTGAAAGGCTATTTCCGTGCCGTTATTTCGGTTTCTACTGGTCATATCTGCATAGGTGTAACGTATAGTCAGTGACATACTTTCCTCCCGTAAGCCATCTTCTGTAGTTGACTCGCCAACCGCCAGACATCCTTGTTATTAGTTGAGACGGCTATCCTTGCCGCTTGACGTGCGAGTTGTAAAAAAGGCGTAGTGATACGCACCGCCATGCAATCACGCATAGCGCTGTAATAGTTAGTTTTCAT